TGAGATGATATGTGTATCCCCACCACCATCTAAAAATAATGATAATCCCTGCGGGATAACCAAACCAGCAGCGTTGAGAAGTTCATCAAATGCAGCCTGAACATTTGTGGCTGTAAGAAAACCAGACGAGGGGTTGAAATCGATATCATTTGCATCAGCCCCGGAAGCATGAATCCACCCACTCCCATCATATATCCATTTGGAGCTCTCACCTGGCTGTAATGTGATCGTATAGCTTGCCCCAATGATATCAATTGGGTCTGTGGATAGATCGTCGTTAACGACCCAATACACGCGCCCTGCAGTGGTTACTGTAGGGTCTTGTAATGTTTGATCATTCCCTGCAGCACCTAATGTGATTATCACCCCTGAGAATGAATCAATCAAAGCAGTACTTACCGCCGCATTGATGGCGGGGTCAGTTGCTGTTGTCATTGGGAGGCTGGCCATTGTAAGTCCCCATGAACCGGGGGAAGATGATGGAGCACTTCCAGCCCCATTAGCAAGGGCTGTATACAGTTGACCTTGGTAGTTTACAATATCACCAATGATGTAATATTGACCGATGACCCACGACCCCAAAGCGGACCCGGATTTGGCCCCTAAGGTTCGGGTGTTTTGTACAACTTGTTCTACGATTGTTCCTAACATAATTCTAATCTCCTTACCTTAGGATTCAATTACGCGAACAGCCTGGGCTGCAATACTAGAAACAGCCTTAACATGAAGGTGTAAACCCACGGATGGGTCACCCTCTTGAATACCCTTTGGAAGGCTGATGTTATAAACTTCTCCACCACCACCATTTAAGATCATAGCATTGGCAGTTGTGATCGCTGTGGCTGCAGCATCATCTATAAGAATATAGATGTCTGTGTCGGGTCTGATCATGAGCACGGTTGTGTTAGTATCCAGGGCAAGGTTATCTTGAGCGCCTAAGGAAATATCTAAGGCTGCTACTTCCGACCAATCATTTCCGGAAACACCGAGTGTTACGCCCTGCTGTGTACTGAACAAATGTTTCTTTAAACTCATCGTATCCTCCTGTTAACAATTACGATTCTTGTTACGTTTTTAAAACCTAATCCCTCGGTGTGGTTTCGGTTAAGCTCATTTCTTAAGGATGAACTCGTTAATGTATTCCCATAGGGATTTTTTGTTCACCATCTTGTTGGCGTCTTCAATCGGTTCCCATGTCATTCCTGGGTCATTCGATTTTGCCCAAGCATAAAGTTTTTCAAAAGCCCAGTTCCAGGATGGGTTACCACCCTTCAATTTTTTCTTTTCCGATTTGGTGGGTTCGGGTAATTTACGACCGGCCTCAATAACTTTAGTTTGATATGCTTCCACTTTATCTTCCAACTCCACTGGAATTTTGCCAGACCAATTCTCAGGGAAATCTGTAAGCAATTGGAAGGCCTTCTTTTCAGAGATCTCAACAACACAAGATTGCGGAGAATCTACATCACAATCGATGGGTTCATTTGTCACGGGGTCCATCCCAGAATAACGTTGGATGATATGGCGACCCTTACCGCCCTTATAGGTCAATGTGATCATTTTTGTTTCTTCGCTCATATTCATTTTCCTTTCAAAACTTTAAATGAGCGAGGGCCGATCAATTGCTTGACCAACCCCGCTCACACCCACCGAAGGAACCACGCGGAATCATTCAGTGAAGTTTAGGTTTCAGATTGATTAACCTACTGCTGCACCCTTCTGGAACAGTACAAAGATATCATCACTAGCTGCACCAGCCGATTCAAGGGCTACACAAACTCCCTCTGCAATGGCAGTAGTTGTGACATCATTGTAAACACCATTCGATTCCCACTCAAGGAAATCACCGGCTGTGACGCCAGTTCCTGCACGGACGATACCAATCTGGGCACCTTTGAACATACCCCATTTACTTCTCTTAGCATCACCTGTAAGGGAGGCTGCAAAAAGTTCGACTGGACCGAGGTTGAAGTTATCTCCAGCCCCAGTTGCTTTGACCAGACCATCAATGGTCCAACCCACTGTATCACCGTTGACCAAAGCCTCAGCAGATTTGATCGGAGCAGCGGCACCATAAAGGGGTGCGCCATTATATGAAATGAGATAACGAATGATGTCATCATACTGGACATACTCGCCCACATTTGCATTGTTACAATAGAACCGAACTGATTCTATTTTATCGAGAGGGCAACCAAAATCCTCAAGGGCAAACTCTGCCCATTGATGAACTGTGGTCACAGTCGCTGGGACATTGACCTTTGTTGAGATTTGACCACCATCATAAACCAGGGCAATCAGCATCTCACCAGCTGTACCAAAGTCGCCAGAACTGGCTGTTGAATTCCAGAAACCCAGATAAGCAGTGTCTGTCCAATCCAACTGTTTGATACCGTTGATCTTTGCAGCTGGAAGGGATTCATCAATGTATGCTAGATCAACATACTGAGTTCCGTCACAGGCTGCAGTTGCCACGAGTTTCATGCAGTTCGTTCCTACACGTTTGCCAGCTGCGGCTGCCGCAGCAATATCGAAAGTACCTGAATCAGATTCAGTCACACCATCCACGGATTCACAATCGAATACCTGGGCCATGTGATTGATACCTGCACCAAACATCACCTGCTTCATCCAGGTTGAGAATGACTGGTTAGCACTCTGATTGTTGTTCATGGCTGGAACACCAATCTGTTCGAGTACAGCTAATCCAGGACCGGGTCTATCTTGTTTGTAAGGTTTCATTAGAAAACCCTTTCACTTTTTTGTGTTATTGTTTTCTTCGTCTTTTTGCGAAGTTTAATTAGCTAGCGATATTGTAACCAATACCAACTGAAGCTTCACCGGACCCAGGAGTGTTGACCCGTTTGAAATCCGATCGTACAGAGGCAACTGCCACATTCTGAAGGGTTTCAATATCACGGGCTGATTCAACTTTCATCCCACCAGCTTTCTCAGCTGCATAATGAGCTTTGGTATTGATAAGCAAGACCTCAGTCTTGGTCATTGTAACGCCATCATAAACACCAGAGGCATTTAGATCGTCACGAATGAATTCGGATACTGAAATTCCACAACCATCCAGGACAGCAAGTACACCATTTTTGGCTGTAAAGGCTGGACCGAATTTTTCAAGAGTTTCAACTTCATCAATACTCAAAGCTGAAACATATGATTTGATTCCCATGGCATAATTCAGGTCCATAGGATTTACACCAAAGCGACCCATTTTTTTACGGATGGCCCTCAGATTGGCGAGGCTGTATGTAGAGCAATCGACTGCAGCTTCACCTGCACTGTTGCCTGACATATAACGGAGCCCGTCATAGGCCTTACGCACGTCCTGCGCGGATGTGACGTCAGCATCAAAGTGAGTACTGTCGGAGATGTCCCCATTCAGAATGGAATTCTCTTTGGCATCCACGATCGATTGTAGAAGTTCTTCACGAACCAGAGGGAACATCGCAATGGCTGCATCCTCTGTGATATCATCTGACCATAACATTCGCAGAGCGAAGGTCACTGGGTCAAATACCGTATTCCCGGAAGGAGGGGTTGCGGTTGGAACTTTTGAAGGAGAATCAGAAACTGGTTCACCAACAAGATAAGCAGTTTGACGCGTTCCCTTTTTGGGAAGTTTGAACTGGCCCGTGCCCATGGGAATTGTAAGGAAAGGAAATAGACCTGCGATCTTCAATTCCAAACGAATGTCATCAGTAATCTGATTTGACATTTGGGTTGGTACCCATTCCAAACCCTGACCAGATGTTTCGGTATTCAGGGCTTTTGCATACTCTGGATTCCGACCCAACTCAAACATCAGAAGTTTGTATGTATCCAAACCCTTTACAACCTCAGAATATCTCTGTGGCTCCCCATTACGAACAGAGGCAAGAGCTTTGAACATTCCCAGGAGATAGACCTGATCATTCAAGTCAGCAATCGACTTTGAAATCTCATAGCCTTCACGGTCTGGAGTCCAACCCTTACGGCGATCAAATTCCACGTGAGGTTTATACAGAGCCCGGGTAACTGGGTCAGTATTGTAACCATGCATTGCACGGATACCTGGGTCATTCAAAACAACATCAAATGCTGTCTTGGTTTCAGCTTCATTCTGTTTCTGAATCAGAGCCAATGAATCATTGGTGGTCTGTTCAAAAGCACTCTGTTTTCCCATCACAGCTTCAAGGTCGGCTTGGACCTTATCCATCACACCTTGCTGGGTGCTCTGGTTATCTGCAACAGCCTGAATAGCTTTCTGTCCTTTGACGGAAATCTCCAGGATTTCATCCATCTTTTGAGCTTGTTCTTCTGGAGTCATTTTTGACTTCCTTTCTTTGTTTGAGTTTCGGGCTTAGGAGTTAATCAGACTGTTAGCTATTTCATTAATCCGACCCATCGTTTCATCTATTGATTTTAAGGTCTCTTCAGAGACAATAACAATTCCCTCTTCATCCGGTGGCGGGGTTTCCCGGTCCATCTGGATTTGACCTTCTAAGGATTTTAAGCGACCCTTGATTTCCTTCATCTCGGAACCCAGTTCACCCAGTTCGGGGGAATGGTCCTGGAAGGCCCTCAAAGCCTGCTCATCGAACCCATAAAACTTATTCACATATCCCTCAAATTCTTCCAGTGCAGTCTCACCGAAGTTCTCCAGGACGCCTTCCAAAATATCTTGGTAATCTCTCTTTGCTAATGAGGAAGGTAAAGCACCAATCGCAACCACTGAAAATTCCAGTAGTTCCCATTTCTTGTGGGTGGGTCCAGTCTGGCCTTTCATCACTGCTTCTTTTGAAATCTCAATTGGATTAAAACCAATCGAGCCAGCATTCAAAAATCCACCACGAACCTTATCTGCAATCATGATTGCAAAGGGGTCTGAACCACCCTCATCAAATATCACTGGAGCATCAAAAGCTTTGCTGGTGATCTTAATCCTATCAGTGGCCAGTTTCCCGATCGGGATTTGACCTCGACCAGGTAAGAAGCCATGCTGAATAAGAACGATCGGATTCGTCTTATAGTGATCGAGTACGGCCCCGTCCGGGAGTACAACTTCACCATACCGATCAATCTTCTTTTCTGTAAGACGAAACATGACTGAACCATCGTCAGCCTTCGCTTTTAATACCTGAGCATGTCCATTTTTCGTGATCATAATTTCTTATCCTTTTTTCGGTTTCTTTTTTTCCTTAATCGGGATTGTAAAGCATCTCTCATTGACCGAGGATGGGAATGAAGAATCAGCTCCGTCATTACCTGGGAATGAGGCCCCAACCTTAACAACAGTGCCATCCATATCCTGATGGGAATCGCGAACATCACCATCCCTCTGTGTGGCCCACATGTGACTCTTAACTACCTTTGATTGTTTCATAGAATCCAGTCGACCCTTATTCCCGGCCATGACCATTTCTGTCCTTGCAATCCTGGTAGCTCTCATCAAAGAATTATTATTAAAATATGTAGTCAATCTTGCAGCCATTTCTTCTACTGAGAGACCCTCAGCTAATCCCTCTGCAACCAGTGCATTGATTGCATCGGCTGTTGTTGTATTTATTAGTTCGGCATACTGGATTGATCGACCTTCCACCCAGGCTGTTGAGGCTGGATTCTCAGCAAACTTTTCACCAAGCTCTTCAGACAATTCCCCACCTGCAATATAGAGGGCATCCGCAATATAGGGCTCACCAATCTTTTGCATGATGGCATTCCATTCATCCATATTAAACTGGACCCCGGTCACTGTATATTTTTTGGACCCCGGTTCAATCTCTTCATAATGAATACCGAGCTCCCTGAGGTAAGCTTCCATGGTGAGTGATTTATTGGAATTGATATTGGACAAGACTTCTTTCTCTTGTTTCTTAAATGCTTTATGTAAGTCCTTTGCAAACTTGGGGCCGAGCTTCGTCACCAATCTATAAATAGAAGATATAGCCGAAGCTTTCATCATTTGTATTTCTACATTTCTGGTAGTCTTGTCCAGTAGTAAACCCGTTGCTTCAGCAAGGGGTACACCTGATGCTTTTGCAATTGCCTGGGCGTAATCCGCTAAGGCTGATTTAGAATCATCACCCTTCCCCGGGTCATCAATCTCTGTACCCATGGGAATCATATTCATCGGAACCCATAGCTGGTCTGCTAACGGGTCTGAATGTTCCTCTAAGCCCAATACCACTGTTCGGTATTCATTCGGGGTTGACGCCCCATTCTTGAGCCCTCGTTCATATCTCTCGGATAGCTCTGTCTTATCAGGTTGTAAGGCTGGAACATCATCCAGGTCAAATCTAAATCGGACATCCTTCTGTTTGGTAATCTCTGGAAGGAGAAACTCAGTGAACATCATATTCAATTTCATGGTCAGTGATGTGATCGTAGTTGACCAGAATAATTTCTCTTGAACTCCTGCATTGGCAAGGACAGATGCTTCTTTAAAGTCCATCATGAAGATGGGTGGGACACCATAAACTTCGGCCACTGTATCTTTGGACCATTGGCGCTGTTCAAGGTACTGCATATCTTGATTTGATAAAGCAATCTTTTTGAAGTCCATCCCGTGATCTAACATGATGGGCTTACCTGCATTATGGACCCCAGTATATTGTTGAGTGAGGTGGTCCTTAATTCTCTTCCAAGGTTTATCTCCCAAGGCTTGATCAGTACTAAAAACACCAGAGGGTTTCATCCCTTGGCGATATGTGGTTTTGTTAGTTTGAACTGCATCCAGGTCCAGGATGATATCTTCTCTAGCGGCTGAGAGTGGACTCAAACCCCGGACCGGATTGTTTGGGTTGAAAAACTTAAAGAAAGAAATGTCATCTGCAGGGATGTGAATTCGTTTTCCTGAGCCACCTACAAAGATGAAGTGATCAATCTGGAAATCATTCACTGGAACAATATCTAAGAATGAAGGGCTTATGGGATACATAGCTTCAATCATTCCCCCGGCTGTCATCTGTTTCAGCCAGGGTGATTCCCCTGTAAGAAGGAGGTACAACAAAGCAGCCTCCCAGAAATCATAAGAGGTTTGAAATTCATTATAAGTTTTGAAGATACTAAAATCAGGTTGGTCAGTCACATCCAGATATTCATCACCGACTTTTCTTTCGATCACAACTGGGAGCTGAGCAATGGAACGGGCCACAATACCTGCGGCCCTATAAACATATGATACGGTCTTGTAAGTTTCTTCATAGTCAGCACTGTGTGGTTCCGGTGCTATCCCTAACCCACCATAAGATTCAACAGTTGCTATCTTATGCAATTCATCTGGGTCTGTTATAAATGTTTTCATCCCATTAGCAATTCTAATGTTCTGAAAGAAATCACCTAACATATTCATAAAACTCTACCCCAATAAAGGTTAGTGAAACAATTATAAAAAGGCACACAAAGAAAATCCCATGCCAGTAAAACAACCTAGCAGGGAATCCAGCCTTATCAAATCCTTTTTCCTTTATCGTTGTAAGGGTAAATGCAAAGGACACAAACCCAAAGACCAAATATCCGATCGACCACAACTTAAATAACAAAATCATACGGCGTAAACTCCTTTTTCGCGGGGGTACAAGTTAATTTCTATATAGCTATGCGGACATAAGGGATTAATAATATTATACTTAACCACTGTAATCCATAATCTCTTTTGTCAGCCAATAGATTCGATTCTGGGTGTGTTCACTATCTCATAAAAATACCCGAATAATGCCATCAAAAATGCATCGGCATGGTCTGGAGATCGGTTCCTATTTCTCTTTTTGTATTCATCTTTTGGTTCGATGTAATACACCAAAGGTTCTTTCCCCTTCTTTTGATAGAAGTACTTTCGATCTTTCAGTTCATGTTCAAGATCTTTGTTGGGTTCGATCATACAAATGGGCCACTCTGGTATCAATTCACCAAACACCATATTAGCTCGGTACCAACATTCAGAGATCTTGTTCATAATAACTATCTCTTCTCTTTCCTCAATTGGGTTTGGGGAATCCCTTTCACCAGCCTTAAAGGAGAACACTTCTAAGATCTCATTCTCTTCATCCATTTCTTCCATGGTTGAAGGGACATGGGAACCTTCACCAATTGCATCCACAACCAAACAGGCTGATAGTTCTACATTGAATTGTAGTTTGAATTCCTCACAAAAGTCCTGGTTGTATCGGAGGGTCTCATGGTAATCATCCACACACTGGGCGTATACATCCCTTATGGATTTCGGGTGGGATGAATTCCACTGCCTGATCTTTTCTATCTTCAGGATATCCCGATCGGATGTAGCCTCATCTCCCGGGAGATAGTTCTTTCGGTTATCCCCAACCAAGATTCTATATAGCACATTGGTATCTGAGCCCTCTCCAGCCACATCCCAACCATAACAAATCCTTTTGATGATTCCAATCTCTTCCATCTCCTCCTTGTATCTCTTAAAGCAGAACTGCAGTCCCTCATTATTGATGGCAGCCTCTTCATCTTGATCAGGCCACTCTGCAAATAGTCTGGCCTTAACTACTGGATGTTTTCTCCCGTACTTCTGTATCAATCTATCTCTGGCATCTGGTGAAACTAATTCCCGGAATCTCTCTGGGTTAGCTATCCATTCAGGAGAAGCAAATAGGTCCTCACAATTCATTGTGATCAGATTCATATACTTTTTGTAATCGGGGCCTTCTTTATTATCGTATAGATGAAGGTCCTGTTCCATCTGATAAACCTCAGAGCCAATGGTGGTTGTGGGATTGTAAACATAGATTGCTCTTGAACCATAATCAAGGAGGGAACCTTCGATCGCTTTGAAGATAGCTCTAGGGGTTGTAATAGCTTCGTCAACCATGAATAGAACGTGTTGGCCATGGTGCCCTTGGAATGATACTGCCTCCTCTCCCTCTATCCTGGGATTAAGACCCAGTGCAAACCACTCTGCATAGTTATCGGGGTCCGGTTGAAAGTCTGTTTGATTCATATGGGCATTTGCAAATCTATGGGCCACGTGTTTATACATTTCCCGGATTCGGGTCCAGAGCATAAACCTTGTGTGATCATAAGTCTGGGCTGTAGAGATAACTTTGGTTTTGGTATCCCTTCCCCTGGGTCGATAGATGTCCATCCAGAAGTTAACCAGCTGGCCTTCTGTGTGAGTCTTCCCCAGGTCATTTGAGGCCCTAACTAATGTGACCTTATTCTCAATCACAGATAGAAATATCTCTTTCTGTTTGCTCCATGGGATGAAGGGAAACAGGTCAAGATATTTGGCTGGATTCAATTCATAATAATCCCGATCGTTTCTTAAGGATAATTGATCGGCTATCTCACCAATAATCTGGCCAGAGGTTTTGTTCAGTTCTTCCCAATTCTTTTTCTGTGTGGGTCTTCCCATTTACTTAACCTCCTTTAGTTCCTTAACCGTCCCTTTAAGGGGAATCGTCCATTCTTTCTTGCATTCAATACACATCCAAATCTCCTGGGGTGGGTCTGATAATTTCATCCGGTCCTGCTTCTCAATTAAATGCAATCCCGATTTCCTTTTTGGACAAATCATTTCATCTGTCATAAGGGTTTCTCCAGCCACTGGAATCCACATCCAGTACAGGTCCTAAGCATCACATCTGATTCAAGTTCAATCCACTGCCCATTGACGTGAATCCTGTCAGCCCTATCCTTAGAAATAAATCGGGTATCAACAAAATCTACAACCAAATTTTTCTTACACGCGTCACACACGTGTGGGTGGAGGTTCATATCAATCCCACATTTGGGACATTTAGACTGCTTTATATACTTTTTCATGGTAGATTTCTCCTCATTTACATTGGGGCAATGTCCCGGTCATTGTCTGTTTTCTTTGAACATTGGAGGCAATGCCCTTGATATCCCAGACATTGGAGGCAATGTCCTCATTTTTCCTCCGGTGTGCTCAGTGTATTCAATGTGATTATACCCCCTTAACCCATTAAAGAATCTTCTTGCAGTTTGGATAATTTGCGGAACTCAAAAATTATCTGAGTCATTAACACATCTGCCTTGGGTAATGGGTCAACAATCAGCCTTGATAATATCTCTATAATTCTATTTAGCACATCAAGATTTTGTACTGTCTGACGTATGACTGCTTTCCCTTCCAGCCTATCAACAATGAAGTCCCTGGCGGAGGGGTTTCCGTCCTTAGCATCTTCAGTTGCTCTGATCAGGATGGCCATGATATTTCTTTGCTTTGTTTTGGGGTCTTCCAGCTGCATGATTTCTCTTAGCATTGCTGGTACTGATTTCTGATCGGCAGATAGTAACCCGGCACTATATTCTACAACTGTCCCATCAGCCCCAGTAATCTGGACAACAGTGCTATCATCTTCTTTCTTATAGAGCTTAATATCACCCCCGGGTTCAGTCTTTGTATTCTTCTTTGCACCCCGGCTGCTGGTGGTGGATTTTCTTACAGGTGTTTTCTTCTTTGCATCCTTCGGTTTTTTCCGGTCCATATTCTTCTCCATATAACGACATAAGCCCCATTCATGAGGGGCAATACTGAGTGAAATGTACCACATAAAGAACCCCATATAACAGGAAAAAAGAGCATAAGAATAGTTTGGATAAAAAACAAAAAAATAATAAAAAAATAAATCATCCGCTAGAAATAAAGAAAACGACCTCCCAAAAATGTTTTGCTAGAGAAACACACCTAAATTGCAATTGGGGTGTTTTTGAAGTTTTTCGACTTACCCCTCCTTGCGTTCTTTATTTCTAAGACCATAAATTCAATATAAACAATATCTCTTCTTTTAAGAGGACCTCACGTTCTTGAATTCCTAAAATATCGTATTTTGATTTTCCTTATTCTAAGGCCCATTTTCACCCCATCTAGCTGGGATTCTACCCCCTCTTAGAACAGCCCAATTTCAAGGAATGGATACTGGACCCCCATTTCTCATTTATACGGTAGAATTCATTTTTTGGGTGTTTACGGTCTTTTCATACTGTTTATACACACAAATAGAGCCCCGTAAATGGGGCTCTAAGCGTGCTTAATACGTTTCTTATGGTAACATATAGACTTACCGAGGGACGTGCTCCTCACCCCATCCTGGGGAATTCACGAATCTATTCCTTCGGTAATAGAATGACTGGGAGATAAGGGCGTGGGGTGACCTGGTTGTCCAGTACCAATGCATTGCAGCCTTTTGTAATTCATAAAGGGATTTATTCATGGCCCTGCTGGCCTCTGCAAATGACTTCATCCCGAGGGTCAAAGTTCCCATTGCTGTGATACACTGTTTAAGCGTAATTCCATGGGAGATCTTACTGACCCACCATATAGATGATTGGTCGTATCCCTCCACCCTAATCCGGCCCCATACGGGCTTATAGAAAAACGTTATCAAATAGATGAATTGATCACTGCGAGAGAACACTTCCCAGAATATTAATAAGGCCAGGATTGCAATCAAATAGATGCTCGGTTCATACATTATTTCCCAGAACATTTTTCATCCTCCTTTTTATCCAAACAGCATTTCGGTTTTGAATAGGAATCCTTCTCACAGAATGCACATCTATATATGTAGCATTCTTCAACCCGGTCCCAATATTTCCGGTAGGTGGATTCGATTGAAATCAATTTCATTATTTGATCACCAACCCCTATTCATTTCTCTTAGCACTCTTTTGTTATTCCTTTCGGATTTGGTGCAGCTGTATTTGTCCGTTAGAGCTCCCAAGATAACACAGACAATCAAACATACCATAAGCCGATCAAACGTGCTCTCAGACCCCATATTGATCACATACAACCCAGCAGGGATGCAGACCAGGCCGACCAACCCAAACAACCACCTGAGAATACTATTCATCATATGATACCATTTGAGATTCCAACTGGGATTTGTTGGGTGTTCGCAATGTTCTTTTTTCAATAACCATATCATGGTTCAATCTCCTTTTTCTTTTCCAGTTACTGGGCTGGATACGTCCGCCCTTAAATGCTTCAAAGCTTCTTCCATAGCACAGGTAGAAATTTCATCTGCATTGGACCCGTTAAACTTATCCTTAGCAACCCCACGTGCTCTTACCTGAATCCATTTCACCAAAACACCAATAGTGAAAAGCTGAATTTCATTCTTCATTTCTGACTGGGTTATTCCAGTTCTTAATTCAGCAAAATGCTCTGGTCCAACCTCCTCACCCTGGGCCAACTTTTCTTCTATTCCAAAGATCAGTTGTATCAATTTATTTTTTGTCATATCCATTGGACTTATCCTGCAATCTTATCGTAAGCAGTCTTTGAGATCTTTGTTACCTTCCACCCAGCATTCTTGAGGGCTGTTTTTGCTTTGTCAGCATAGTCAGCTTCGGCACAGGCTTTACCTGTTTTCAATTTTCCTTCTGCTTCTAATTTCCAATAAATTTTACCCATCTTATTTCTCCTTTTTCGTTGTTTAATTATAGTGAGGCCGGGGATTCGTAATGGATGTGAATCGTATCGTATATTTTTATTGTGAAAAAACATACCCCGGCCTCGTGCTGGATGTGCAGGACGACCTTAGAAGGCCACGGTCATATTAACCACCTCCCATCTTAGATTAATTTCGTAAATCTCAGCATTGCTTGTCTGACTTCAACGCTGGCCTGCATAAGAGTTTGGAATGATTGTTCTTCATAATCCCTGATCAGATATTTGACCTTGACCAATTGGATTTCTTTGACACCATCCCCGTGTTTGACTTCCAGTCTGATCATATATCTGGTTTGGCCCTTGAGCGTCCCGGACGTACACGTGTACGTGACTGGGTCGATGACCATGTACATCTGTTCTTTAATCAATTTCATAGCAGTAAATCTCCTCTTAATTTATAAGTCTTTGCATCATTCTTTTTAGAATATGCATCGGCCTGTTTCTTATTTGTAAAAATGGGCAAGACCCCGATCGAACCTGGAGCAAGAATCAAATCCAGATTCTCCAGAATGGGGTCACCATTATCATCCTCATATTCGACCAATTCAAATGTGGCTTGGTCGATCACAATCCCACACACATAGAAATTTTTCATGACCCATCTACCTTATGCCAAACCTTAAACCATTCAGCATATGAACGGGTCCAATCTGGTGGGGCCTTATGTGCCCCGGCCATCATGTGTTCAATCTGTTTCTTTCCAGCCTCATTATCATTGAGTAATTCCCTTGCAGCTTCCTCTGTTGCATGTTCATCACAGCAATATATTTCTGGCTCTGCTATGGCCGGTTCATCCCCAACCTTCGCCAGGATATTAAACCGGATTTGATGGGTGGCTGTTTCTTCACATGTTACCTGACTACATTTCATTTTGGGATTTGCCTTTCTTTCTGATAATCATACCTTACGATATGGGTTACGTCAATGCCGGACATCAATTCCTCACCGGGTCTAATTCTGTATCTGTATTCACCTATATGTGTATCAACACTGCCATCCAAAATATTGTCATCAATGGCTGTAAGTTTCCTGATCACACAAGGGACCGTATAAGTCGGGAAGAAGGTGTTTGGGACTTCCACAATCATCCCATCAGCTGGACCCCCGATCAATTCGATTTTCATATTTTGATCTCGTGGAATTTGAGATAATATTTTCGAAGCTTTTCCCAACCCTTCCCCTTAAAGTGAGAGGCCCACTGCAAGAGATTATTGGACCCCACTGTTGAGATCTTATAAGTAGAATCGAATTCATCATAGAAGGCCTCGATAGCCCACATGATCGCTTCCTCTGTATCCTTATGATCTTCGATCTCATATCGCTCTGAATCGAAATGGTATTGAAGGGTGGCATATTCCCCCGTCATCCAGCTGTAATGGACATCCAGAGTGATTTTGTTCTTTCTCTTAGGCATTACCCTACCCCTTGACCTTAAAATCCACCACACACCCATCATTCATCCCGGTCTGATTCCCAGCTTCACCATCGATAGTACAAATCCCAATCTCAGTATCTTCCTCAGAGTCCTCATACAACTGGGCATAGGTAGAAAAATTCTTACAATTCTTACAGGTTTTTTCTGGGAGTGCATTGGGAAATCGTTTGGGGCCTTCCAGGTCCATAACAACTTTCTTAAGGGCATCGCATACTGTTTCCGAATGGCAATAAAGACCGATCATTTCCATAGCCTCTTCCTCAGTACATTTCAAATCCATTTTGAGCATCACACGGAGGGCCTTCACCCCCACGATTTCGGTCTGTAAAGCTTTCAACTTTTCCATTTCATTTTCCTTTATTTTAATTCTAGTGGGCTGGTGGGATTCGAACCCGTGGCTGTTTTGTCTTTTTGCACCTGGAGATGCGTTTTCCAGGAGGAACGGAACAGCTTATGAAACCGCCAGTTGTGTATCGGAGAATACACGTGTTTAGGAAATGAGAAATCGTAAACACAAGGAGTGCATCCATCATGCAACCAGCCCTAATTTTTTGTATCAGTATCCGCGTTTCTTTCTCCGCTTTTTATTAGCTTTTCTTTTGGGGTTCTTCTTATTGGAATTTCCGCCAATTGGTTTCCCCGGTTGTTCATTCCTGAGATCAAACCCTATACGTGTACGTGTGTCGCGCCTGGGTCCACCCGGGCCTAACGACCCGAGTCCGCCTATGCCACCCATCCCTGCCATCATATAAAGTGATAGCAGGGCAACTGATCTTGAACTATTTCTCATCATCTCTCCCGGGGTGTAGGTCTGGATGATCTTCCAATTCCCTCTGTGCTTTCCTTCCACCTTGCGTACGGATGGTCTTAAGCAATTCGGAAGGGTCTGGTGATATGTTACCCTTCTCAACCCCCTTCGGCGTGCTTACAGACCCCTTTACGGGCTTAAAAGGACTGTTAGGGCTTTTGGTCTTTGCCCGGAACTTACGTGCATACTTAGATTTCGGGGCCTTGGCTGATAATCCCTTGCTCATGGCCTCTGCTTTTTTCATCTCTGCAGTCTGTTTTTTAGTTCTCAAAATATACCTCCCTCAATCCTTTAAAGAATAACGATCGATTGCATCAATAACCTGTTGGATATTATTATAAGAGAATACGAAATTCAATCCCTTAATCCGATATCCTTTGACCCCGTAGGTCTTGTACTTTTCATCCCTGAGCCAAACGGGGGTCATGATGTATTCTGTACCGAAGAATCTTCGTTTGCACTGGAATGGGGATTCCTGTCCCCTGTGCCTTACGTTCAATTGAACAATCTCTTTCACTGACCACCCATCTTTGATCAATAATGCATGGCGGCTGGAATTGATTTTTGCTACCGAATTACTCATCTTGACCTGGGCCTCAAGCTCATGGATTTTCTCAAAGATTCTTTTCTTAAGAGTATCCGTGTTCTTGTATCTGATTTCCTTCCAAGTTCCGAATTGCTTAAAGATAAAATTACCACCCTCATATCTGATATGGGCACGGATTGAATTACCTGAATGTGCGTATGTGATCTCAATCTCAATACTTGGTGAACGATATTTGATTCCTCGTTCGGACATAAGTTGATCAATATACTCACCCCGGTCACCACCAAGGAACACAATCTTGATATCCTTGAATTCTGGTTTGTTCCGTTCTACAAACCACTGACCCTCGAATTCTTCACCCATAATCTCTTGGCCGAATTTCACCATTGGGTCACGATCATAACTCTCATAATAGGAATCCCGGGTTGCTTGCAGTCTGGTCCTCTTATCGGCCTCATAATCCTTCATGATCTTTGCTTTGATCTTATCTACCCCGAATTCCCACGCATTAACCCCGTAGAGCGTGTTCAACAATGTGGTCATCCATTCCCCTTCCCGGTTCCGGGCACGGGCTATAACGTCCAGCATATGAGTCTTATAAGTGGTATCCCAGGTGGACCCGATCGTGATCTCTAAGGATATGATCGTTTTAATTCCAGTTGGTCCAGTGAATTCTAAGTAGCCATAAGTATTGCAATCATGAACTGTTCTGTACCTGGGTTGCTTCTCAAGATAGTTTTGGTAGTCACTTACGGTTTCTGGTGTGGCTGTTAATTCTAAAATTCTTTTCTCATTAGTCATTTTCGTATTCTCCAGTTTCATTTTCTTTTAGTTAAAGGGTGGGATAATAAAACCCCACCCTTCGGTGATTGATCGATCAGACCTTAATCAGTGATCTTGTAGATAACCTCGGCCTTGATTCGTTCCAGGTTGAACTCTTTGGCGATCGTAGAGAATTCGATGTTCAAAGAACCAGCAGAGAAGGAACCAAATTTCTTCATCATGGCTTCTTCAATCTGTGGACGGGTTGCTCCGCCTTTACGTTTCAGGAGATCAATAACAAACTGATGTTTGGTGATACCCTTTTCTTTCTTTGGAGCTGCTTTCTTTGCAGCGATCTTTTTCTTTGGGGCTGCTTTTTTGGCTGCAACCTTTTTGGCTGCGGCTTTCTTCACTGCAGCCTTCTTTTTGGCTGGGACTTCTTTACGTGCAGGAAGTTTTGCTTTTGGTGTTTCTTTTACAGCTGTTTCTTTTTTGGCTGCAACTTTTTTTGCTACTGGTCTTTTTGTTACTTTCTTAATAGGCATTTTAGCCCCTTTCGGTTTGGTTGTTGTACTTGTCTTAGTTTTAGGTTGTGGGTTGACCTTGTTCCACTTTGAACACCGGGCAACCGCATCTCGTTTTAAATTTGTCCAATCTACTGATGTACCAAACTCACCTAAGCGAGTATCAATAACATCCCATCCAGCCCCTACTGCTTTACGAACCTGAAAGTTGTTATCCATTCCTAAGCTGTTAGCAACTGTCTTAGGCTACCTCCGGATGTGAAGCTTTATATTCCATCCAGTAAGAGTTTACAGCCTGGGAAAAACTTCTGCGACCTGAATGATCTAACCAATGGATGAATGAACTGGTCTTATCCCGGAACATCTCAAACTTCTCAATAGCATATTCATTCAACTGATCATTTTCATTCTTATAATTATGACCAAAATGAACTTCCAGGAATCTATCATGAAACTCATCCCCAGTCCATTGCATAAGGACTTTTGAAAAAGCTTTAAGACTGATATCATGACCAAGCATTTCTAGATGCTCAACTCTGTTATCTGCACACCGATTGTTATCAATTAATTCATCAACCAAAGTTTGCATGGTCATTTCTTTTAATTCATCCAACATATAACGTCTGTCCATATCCCTGAGCTTCTCTTCGCGAATCCACGTACGTACGGCCGCCTTCGCCTCTTTCAATGTACCATATACCTCGTCGGCCATATAGTCATACTTATAACCCAGGGCCTCCTCATCCATATGTTTGAAATTGATCTTGGTTTGACTTCCTTCTAAACTAATTTGAAAACTACTGTTAAATGTCTCTACTGTGAATCTGTAATTGTTACTCATGGTCTCATTTCCTTTTCGTTTGGTTTATCTTTACTTAACTTAATTGCTTTAAAACTTTATCATTCCAGAATATTGAATCTCCAATTGAATCCCTGTTGCATCTAAGATCTATCATAACATCATTATCACTGCACTGGGGATACTTGGCCTCATAATATTCAATCATCTGGGTCATCGAATCCATTTGTTCTTTTAAAACTTTCTGACTACCTTTCAATCTTTCAATATCAATCAAACTAAATTTGCAGGCCATGATTAATACCCCTCAACAAAGTCAATCAATTCACGAACCCGTGTTCGTTTTCCATCAGTCCTATTCTCTTCAATCTCAAACATATGGCAGAACCCACCCCTAACGATAGAACAAAAGCTGTATGGTTCTCCATGGGAATAATTAACTTCATCTGGATGGTTGGCCCCAACTGCGGCTGACGTATAATGTTCGGGATGTGCTGAGATCTCATCAATCGATCTCAGTTTGGGTTTCCCAACTGCTTCAAATTTGGCCCATTCCTCATCACCCATTTTTTCTTTCATGATCTTAAACTGTTTTGGGTCTGTATCTTTGATGTGCATAAAATACTTATAAAGTTGTTTCCAGTCTGGTGTGCAATCGATTGTTTTCATTTCCGGTCCTTCAATTGCTTCAAGAGTTTTTTCATTATCCTCTTTAATGTAATTAAGAATCTCATCAGACCATTCTGGGAATTCTAAACAATAATCATTCATAACTGTGTCCAGTGCATATTCAATATCATCTGTGTCAGACTTTGCATTCTCCCAATCATTGGCCAAGCTCTCAATAACCTTATGTAACCTTCTGTCCAAACTAACTAATTCTAAACTCATTGTGTATTCTCCTTTTTTGTTTAGATTCTAAACTACCAGGTAAAACTTAAAAATCCCTCACCCAGGGCTTACAACCTTTAAAACTATTTCTAATTAAAACTTAACTAATTAACTTAACCCTAAATCTTTTCTCAGTATTCTCATCCATACCCTTTTCAAACTCAACCATTCTAACTTCCCATTCTCTCCCATCCTTACTAACTATGGTTTTGGGGTGGCCCCAGTTTTCTCCAGGTAAATTAAACTTCCACTTTGGGCAGGCACCAATCATTTTTATAACATTGGCCCTGGTATAATTTTTTCCATCTCTCCGAATTTTGGTTTTGGGTTTTCCAGAAACAGGATGGGGTTCTATTTCCTCAACAAATTCATCTCTAAACTTATCAAAAGATTCCTTAACCCAACATTCAGCCACCCATTCAGGATTCTCAAACTCTTTCATATCATACATTTCCAAAACAAACTCTTTGGCAACCCTAAAGGCATACAAGGAATTTCCCAAAACATTACAGTCAGACAAAATCAAACCTAACTCTTCATCCATTTCAAAACCCTCTTCAGCCAGAGGTCTAAAATAAACTCTTTTCCTAACAGTTTTATTTTTCCAGGTTAACATAATTCAGAACCCTTCTTCTCAACTTCAATATCTAAAATCAAACAAATCTCATCAATCACGGATTCCAAATCTTCCAGGTCATCCATATCTTCTACCTTAAAACAAAAAATATCAGTATATCTCATATGGCCATTATAACATTTAAACAATCCAGCATCCATTACAGATTCCCCAAACTTCAAAACATCTCTTAACTCAGGTTTCACTTCTAATAAAATCATTAGAAACCTCCTATCATTAAACCAAAAATCAACAGGCCAATAATTTCAGCTAAAATAAATCCAGCCAGGGCTCTCTCAAATTTTTCTCTTCTAACTTCAAAAAAACTTCCTTTTCTCATTTCCATCTTCATCTCCTTTTCGCCAGCCCATATGGATACACTCTCTTGGAGAGCGAGGTGGGGCGTGCGTGTGTTTAAGTTTCTCATTTCATGAGAAACTTAAACCGATAGGAGCTATTTGTAAACCCCTTTTCGCAAAAAAGATGCAGTTTTTTTTCGGGGTCTAAGTCTTAGTATTTATTAGACTTAAGTGGTTTCAGTGAAAATCTTTTTTCTCCTCTTTCTGAAAAAAACCGTCAAAAATTTTATGAAGGAGGGAGGGCGAGCAGATTTGTACACCTTTCATACACCCACGCCTGGCGTGCGATTTCGCCCTCCCATTTCATTAGAAATTAGTTGGGAACCAGTGCTTAGGAACAGGGAATGACATGGGGTTGTACTTATCCCTTCTAAAGGTCTGATCGTAATCCCATTTCAAATAAAGGATATCATTCGTGGGCCTCACTAAAACTACCACGTATGCATCCCAGCTACCCTCTTTCATTCTTTTAAGTTCACGCTTTTGTAAATCAGTTACACCCTTCATCAAATCTACGATCGTGGAATCCCTTTTGGGTAAATCCACCACCTTAAACTCTAAACCATAAGGTCGGCCACAATAGGCCCCGATCACATCTGGTTTCCCTTGGGTGTATATATTAGAATGAAACTTAAAGAAATAAGAACCACCCAGGGCATTCGCTAATTTCACCCACCTGTTTTTGAATACAGTTTCATTCATTGTCCTGTACTCCCGAAACCTCCTGAACCCCTTTTGGATTCTTTCGGGTATAACTTAGCAAGGGTTTTCATTTCAAACACATCACCGTATCCTACATCAAGCAATACTCCTTGGACAATCTTCATTCCCGGCCTCAGCTCAGCCAGAAAATCGTTTGAGTAATTGAATAGGTGTGCATGGATTTCTCCTTGATAATCCTCATCAATAACACAGGCACCAACATCCAGATTAAGTTTTGTGCTTACCCCAGACTTATTGAAAAACACCAAGGCCATACCCTGGGGTGGGAGGACATGTATGCCCAAGGGAATCAAGATAGATGAACCAGGTCCAAGATTCATTTCCTTAAAATCATCCGGGATAAAGAAATCGATTCCAGCCGAAAGTTTTGTTCCCCTATCAGGGCTTTTGACTGGTTTGGTTTTGGTGAACTTTAGGAACTTATTCATCATACTACCCTCTCAACTTTTATGCCGGCATCTTCCAATAATACCAGCCCATCTTTTATCCGATATTCTCCTCGGTAATAGACTGCTTTAATACCCGATTGAATGATCAATTTTGCACAATCGAAACATGGGCTATCAGTTACATATAGATCAGCCCCATCTGATGATTGGGTGGACCGGGCTAACTTGGATATTGCATTTGATTCTGCATGAAGAACCTCGGGTTTCGTCCTCAACTTCTTATGCTCAGGTGTCCCCTCGAATTCACATTCATTTTCAAAACCATAGGGCATTCCATTATACCCCATGGATAAGATGTTTCCATCCTTAACAACAATGCAGCCCACCTGCAATCTTTTGGCATAACTCAACTTCCCAATTGAGTGGGCGATTTCCATGAACACATTATCTATATTAGTTTTTGGCATTTGAAAAAACCCTCCTGAATGTTTGCTCCCAATGTTTGATATGCTGTGCCCTATCACTGTCCATATTTGGGTCTCTAAGGGGTCGCTTAGCACGATTGATTATGACCTCAGGTATATCAGCGAAGGAGTCTTTCAAACAAGCCTTGCCCCTCCTAACGTCATACCCCATGTTGAGGGCTCTGCATACAACTTCGTGACCCAGGAATGGTGATCGTATTTCCTTGGTCACTGACATCCCAATTCTATCTAATCGAATCATATGATAGTAGGGTATTTCTGTGAACACATCGTACTCCTGTGAATCCCATTCCTGTGCCCTTGAATATCCAGAGAATAATTCATCAGCCCCATCCCCAGTATAGATCACTGAGCCCTGGGTTTCTCTTACCAAATTCACCTGGGCCATAAGGCTGCCGAGTTCAATCGGATGCTCATAGATTTCCATGATATCTTCTGGCTTGATGAAGGGGTTGTAATCAATCCTTCGAACACGTATTCCATAGTGCGATTCCACGGCCTCAATATACTGATCATCCTCACCATTCTTTATGGTTAAGAAATCACATTTGTCAAGGTGGTCCATCTCAGCCAAACACTGGATGATGATAGTGGAATCCAACCCACCCGAAACGAAGACTGTGTTCCGGTCTCGCAGGTTGATCATCCTCCTACGAACAGATATTTTAATCAACCCTCGTAATGTCCTGTGCTGGGTCACCCCGGATTCTGGAAATTGATATAAGTTCCAGAGGTTTCCAATTGATTTGAAATCCTTATCCGGGGTCATGACCATCAGCTGTCCTGGCTTAATTCTATAGATGCGATCGAATGGGGTTAAGCGACCAGCCTGGGTGTTCTCATAATCGAATTGTGAGATGAGTACTTGCCCATTCAAAAGTGGTTTGATTTCAGAGCAAAGATTCCCATGATGATCGTAGTACAATTGCTTCTTTCCTAAGGGGTCGGTAAAGGTATAAGTGACCCCATGTTGATAAACAACAATCGCCCAGAATCCATCCCAATCTGTATGGGCTAATTTGTCCATCCAGTCTGGGTCATTAAAGAAATATTGAAGGTACTCAACATCATTCTCCCACTCTTGTGGATGATTAAAAATCTCACCAACAAAAAGGAAATGTCCACCTTGTATTTCAATTGGTCCACCCCACTCATCACCCAGCCTCGTTTGCAAGGGTAATCGGTTGTGAATCATCTCCACATTTTCGTCCTGAAAACCCCTCCTTTCTATCCCACGATGATTCATAAGAAAATCCTTAACGGGTATCGAATTTCCTCTGATCATTAAGAGCCCACACATGATGATTCCTCCTCATCTAAAAATAGAACTTCCTGTGCCAGTTCATCGAATTGTTCTAACATAAATTCCGGGTACTTAAGAAAGCGTTTCCCGGATGCCCTTGTCTTCACACCTTTGAGGTGACCTGCAATCTGATTCACAAGAAAAGTACAGAACTGAATGGGCATACATTTCCCGGTCTGTTTGACCAGGATAGCACGCTCTCTAATATCCGGTTTGAGGGGATAGAAAATGAAGTCATCGGGCACGCCTTGTATACGGGCACGCTCACGTATCGTGAAAGGCTGGAATGTATCAGCCCTATAACACATCGATTGCCCTGTTAAGGTTGGGGCATATTTATCTAATGTGATCACACGAAACCCGATCTTGATTCTCCTCTCTCCCTTTAAGTTTGTGTACATAATATTGTTGCTTTTGTCCACATTCTTTTCTATCCGTTTTGTGAACTGAGCCCAGGTCATAGTCTTCCCTCTGGCATATCCAAAATAATGAGGAGAGAAATTCACCATGGGGTCCTCTGGTTTCAGGTGGTCGTGATTGATCGCGGGTCTGTTTGCCTTGTTGGGTAAATCCTTAATCACATCCCAAAATTTCATATCGTGTTCCACTTCCCCGGGGCGGAATAAATATTTCAATTCTTTTAGGGAAGCAATGATGAATAATCGTTTCCGATTCTTCTGAGTATTTCCATAATGAAAATTAGAAATATATTGGAATTCGATATTGTAATCTGGGAACTCATGGACCCATTTCTTCATTGGCACAGCCAGCAAAGATTTTGGGAGATTATCCAGAACGAAAAACTTCGGCCTCAATTCTTTACACACATCCATGAACAAGGGAATGTCCATGGCATTGTTGCAGGGTTTAGTTGTGTGCAGGTTTGAGAAGTTCCCACATTCTGGGTGACCAATAATTAGATCAACCCCTTCCAATTGCGGTCTGATTTTCTCTGGCACATCTTCCATCTTATGAACCATAAATGAACCTGGGAAATTGTTTTCGAAAGTACCAGTGTGATAGTATTTCCTCCACTCAATATTCCCGAGGATTTTATGCTTGCCTCGAGCCCCAATCATCATGGACCCGATACCAGATGTAAGTCCTAAGATTTTCATGATAATCCCTCCGTAATTCTTCGGCTATATTTTTCTTGAAATGCTGCTATCTTTTTCTTCATCGCAACCCTGTCTGTGGCCAGGACATGGAATGACCCAATATGCATGTGAAGGAATCCCGGGAACAGCTCTGGGTTAATACATTCGATCATGTGTTGAACCAGTCTCACAGTAAGATAGATATCGTTATGAAAATGGCGGATGAAATCACACGAACGGATGTAATAATGAACGTGCATGAATCCCTCCCTAATCATAAAGAGATAACCCAGGCTGCACGGTAATCTTCCCCCATGGATTTGACCGGTATCCTCTGGGAACCACACGGGCAAGTACGCCTGGCGCGTTGAGGGATTGCTCTGCAACTGAGCCACAACATCGTTTAGGTCTCCGTATTCATACCGTATGCCACGTCTTACCCCTATGGCCTTATGGTTATTAGGCCAGCCCTCAGCGTGAGCTTCACGGGGCCAATAGCGTTCCATATAGGTATGGGTGAAAGTTCCCTGTGGTTTGTATGCTTCATCTTCCCTGGTCTTGTTCACATAATAGGGCCATCTCTTATATGATTCTCCTGGGTTGGATGGGGCTCCAGATATCCGTTCTTGGAAGTGATCTTCAGCCCAGGGCAAATCGGCCTCAGTAAGGACCGCAAGACTCTTTGCTAATTGTGGCATAGGGCATTTGAATGAGTGGCCCATAATCTCGATCGTATCGGGTGTTCCATCCTTCCCTTGCCACTGTTGAGATTCAGTCTTCATGCCCAGATTATTTAGGGCCTTGCCACTCTCAAGAATGGCAACTGAAGCGTTGGGGTAGATTTTCATTATTTCGTCCTCCTTAAAACCAGTCCAACTTGGTACACAGGAATCATAACCTCTGGCCATCTTTTCCTGTAAGATCTAATCCGTAAGGTCTCAGGAATGTGATGATGAATGAAGAATGATTCCATCTCCAGACCAGGGTGATTCTCCAGGACAGCATCAACCACTTTCTTCTGAAGCATGAATGGGGCCTTGTTGTTGATCGGGTCCTTGATAATCGTAACAATCCGACCACCCACTTCAGTCTTTGTAATGATGTCCCCAAACAGGGAAACCATCTCATCTAAGAACTGAGGCAATTTCATATTTCCAAATGAATCAACGTGATCATAAACTTGATTCCCACGAGGGTCACCCTTGGGTCTCATCGGCTTATCGGAAGTGATACCACCGGCTATGATCGGATAAGGGAAACCCATCACAACCAGAGGAAATTTCCTACGGATTTTCTTAATCTGATCTCGTGCATCCCCGATCAGAATATTGTGCCGGGTTTTCTTAGGATATCCCTCCATCATGTGCTTAAGATTCAGTTCAACTAATTCATTGTACTCGATCTCGATTCCCACTGCATTCCTACCCTTGTGGTGGGCCTCGATAATTGCAGTGCCCGAGCCCACGAATGGGTCAAGAACCCAGTCACCGGGTTTGGTGAATTCTTCGATCGCAAATGAGTATCCCTGGAAGTGACCTTCATCCAGATGAGCGATTGATTTATCAGCATTCTTGTAGCGGTACTTTTTGGAGCACAAGGCTGAATAATATTTCTTCTGGGCAACACAGAAAATCTCACCCAGAAATGGGATTTGTTTTCTCAGATGCCTCCAGTGAAAATCCATGGGTAATTTCTTCCGCACTTCAAGGACTTCACCTGGGGTGATTTCATTCACGTACTTGGAACCAGCTTTCGCTTTCTTCATTTGACTTTTTCTCCTTTATCATTGTTATTATTTAGTTGCATTGCTTGCAGTTTCCCGGGGAGTGGGTGGGGTCCGAAATCCAGACCATCAACTTCATCCCCGTTATCAATTTTGTCCCTCAAATATTTGATAGTAGTTTCAAACCATTTGATCTTAATCAAATCCTGATCAACCAGGTCCGGGTCTTTCAAACCCAGTCTGAATCTATATTCGAAAACAGTCATCTCATAATGGGTCATGAGCTTTTCCGTTCCCCAAATTTGTTCCATCTGAATGAGAGCATTAATTCTATGGGAATCATAGTGCTCTGCATGTCCATTCTTATCGTAGTATTTTTCCATCATGCATCCCCTTCTGCGGCATCCCTTATTGATTTGTAGAACCTATAAATTGAATAATCTACTAACTCCGCTCGGATTAAAAGGAAGGCAATTGCAGCCCCAGTCCAAGGACCAGTTTCAATTACCACAAAGGCTGTCAGAAATAATCCCAAAATAATCCTAATTATTATTCTTCTCATTTGGTCCACCTGTCCTTCATATCATAATCCACAACCATAGGAATTGTGAAACCCTCGATGGGTTCTTCCATGATTGAAACGATTTCCATTGGGTCAAAACTCTCGGGGACTTCCACAATAATTTCATCATGGATTTGTAGGAACATATTCACATCATTGACCTTCCGATATTTCCTACTGACCTCGATCATTTTCTCTTTAAGAATACAGGCTGCAGTTGAGCAGATAATAAAGTGAACTGCTTCCCGGTACATAAAATTTCTCATCCCGATGCTACTGATATTCATTCCCTTGAAATCACGGTAGCCACCATGCATATTTCTAACGTATTTATTCTTAAGAACAAATCTCTCAACCTTCTCAATCCAAGCCTTGTTCTGGTGGTAGTATCCCACGGTGTTATCAATAATCATTTGGGCCTCGGTAATTGAACAACCCAGTAGGAATGCGACCCCCTTAGCACTGGACCCGTACCAGATTCCAAAGTTGACATTCTTGGCCTTGGTCCTCTGGTCGGTCCCATTCAAATGAGCAAAGACAGATGCGATCACATTTGCCCTGGTTTGTTCATGGAGATCAATCTGATTATCTCCCACATAAGCAGACCTAAATCTTTCATCTTTTGAATAATGAGCAAAGCACCGTAACTCTATCTGGGAGTAATCCGCGATCAACAGCTTCATACCTGGTGGGGCAATGAAACACTCGCGCACTGCACCCCCTTTACGTGGGAAATTTTGGGTGTTGGGATTGGACCCACTTAACCTGTGGACTTTAGTACGATGCTGATTGTAATTGGGGTGGATTCTCGAGGTGTCCGCTCTCAGGTTTGAAAGGATAGAACCGGGTTTCGTATCATCAATAAATTTACCCAGTGCTGTGGTCTTTCTATACAGTAGAAATGCCCTGGCCAATTTGCTTCCTTTTGAGGCCCAATGTTGCAGTGCAAACTTATCGATATTCTTTTCCTTCTTACCCCCAGAATATTTGTATCCTAAGAAATCATAGAAGTAATAACATAGCTGAGGATTTGAATCAATATTGATCGGTTCATAATATCCAGAGGCCGTAATATATTGATCAATAATTCTTTCCAATCGTTCCGTTTGGTGCCGATAAAAATGTTGCATCTTAAGAGCATAAGGGGTATCAATAAATGCACCGTGATCGCCCATGTAAGTTAGGACCTCACACACGTCCATCATTTGGTGCTCGAAGAAGGCCATACCCTTATCAGATTGGGCCATGATTTCTGGTTCTTGTTTCCTGCACAGCCTCCTGGTTTTCAGGACATCATCACAAGCATAAGTTTTCTGATCTTCATAATCCAATAACCAGTATTTTGTATTCTTCGTAAGGGCTGCAAAAGTATTGGATTTGGTTTGTGTTGGGAACTCCTGATCATATAGAGTTTTCAATCCATATCTGCGGTTCTCATCCAGTTGCCAAGCTGCTAACATCGTATCCCAATACCAGTTTTGAGGATGGATATCTCGGTGAATCAAAAAGCTGAAATCAAATTTCATATTATGGGCAATCTTCTTGATATCCTTATGCTCCATAATTTTCTTTGTTGCAGCCCGAACTTTCTTCCATGGGAGAAATTCTTTGTAGATTCCATCAAACATATTCAACTGGTCACCCTGGTCCCGTTCCCTTAAGACATTTAGGTATTCCAGTGGGACATAATAGCACCGGTCAGCTGCTAATAATTGCAGAGATAATATCTCATCATGGAAGTCCAGAGATTCTGTTTCCAGGTCCATTGTGCATTCCCCACACCCGATGAAAAACTCCACCATTTCTTTGAGCTGATTTGCTTTACGGATATCAATTATATTTACCATGGGGCTGGCTCCTCTTCCTCTGGACCTGAGCCCGCTTGGTTGACCTGTATCTCACCTGTCTTCCTCCTGTTTAGATAATCAATGAATGCATCAGTTTTGATGTAGAATGAAGTCCCATATCGTTTGATCGCATTGTTCCTTCTTAAGGTACTGATCATGGCTTTCACGGGGCCACGTTCCCACCCGGTTAGATCTATCATAGATGCCTGATTGAATGTATCGTCTTCTAAAAGCATTTCAATAAATTCATCCCTGATTAATCGATCAACTGCACTCTGGTCCTTGAGCTTTTTCTTACTCAATTCTTGGTAACTCCAATCACCGTATCTCATGGAATCTTTATTGTAAATTTCCTCCAGCCAATCATGGAAAAATTCCACGTGTTCTTCCTCAACTTTTATTTGCGTTCCATCCTTTGTAGAATAGAACATCACAGCCACGGATATGGACCCCCTCATGATCTTTAATCTCTGATCGGCTGCTTCCACAATTGGTATCCCGTGATAGTATTTCTCACCCATCTCTTGGGCGTATTTGAGGATGGCCTTATTGGCCTTTGCACTGAAGATAATTTGATTGGGTTTCCGGGACCACGACCACATGATCAACTCGTGGCATAAGGCCCCAGTGTATTCGATAATCCGTCCTTGTTCTTTTAAAGCATTATAGATCTTTTTGTCAACCTCTTCTGAGTGGGCTGTGAGGGCAAAATCAAACCTGCGAATGTCCTCCAAGTTCCCGATCAATTCTTGTATTGCTACAATCCCATAAGGGTACTGCATCATGTTCCTTGAAAGGTTACCTTTCCGCCTGGGATTACCGACCCAAATCTTCCTCGTAAGGGCTTGTGTTTTCTCAGTCCTTATCTTAGTCAATTCAGCAATCCCAGAACTTCTCACACCTGAGAATAAAGCAATATCTTCTATGCTCATTCCAGAGATCTCATCAATGAATAATGCACGCCTATTATTAAGGGGAATCTTACCCCAATTGATGTGCCATCTTTTTGCTGTTTGGGATAACCCACCGATCAAACCTGCAACCGATGTAGATTCTCCAGTCACAAATTCTGCGACCCCGTAATGCCTTATCATTGCTTTGGCCAATTCTGTTTTCCCGCAACCAGAATCTCCGATCAATAAAGCTTCCATCCAAGCCTTTTCTTTTTTGTTTTGAAACATAACTTCTAAGGCTGAATGAAGAACGATATCATAGGTCAGAGCAATATCTTTTCTTTGGTAAATCCCGGACACATATTCCATGTCCGCATATCGTTCATCGTACTTCTCTGTAAGGGTTTGACCTGGGGCTGGTTGGAAGAATTTCAACCGCTCATGAATCTCATCATTCATCTTAAAAAGATCTATCGAATCTACGGCCGGTACTGCATCCCAAAATATCTGTGTGCTCTGTTGGGTTTTAGGGTTTGGCAAGGCCATACCCTGGAGTGTATATACCTGGTTCGCCTTAATCCCGTGACCGGCGTAATAGGCCACCTGCTGGACATATTCATAATCGGTATCTGTGGTGAAATCGATTTCAGGAATCAATCTCAACTCCTCAATATTTATATAGTCCTTGATCTTCATTTGGGTCCGTTCACATTTGAATGGAATCCCAAGTTGCTTTCTCATATTCCTGAATAATAATTCATCTTTGATATCAATAAGATTTAGCAGACTTCCCCGGTCGGTTTCTTCCTTAAGATAAATATCTTTCTTATTCCCCGGGACAGTATACATCGGACAGAACGGGCACATCTTTTCTCCACCCGCTGCATCACATTCTATATGGAGTTTATTTGGGATTTCAAATGGTGGAAAATCCTTGCCCGAGACCAGGGCCTTAACTTCAATATTACATAAAGCATTTTTCGCGTGACTCGCCTGCGAGAGGGATACCTTCCGGAACTCCTTATTTCTTACCTCCTTCCCAATCTCTGGGGCCTCATAATACTCCTTAGCATTCACCAATAATTCTTTGAAGGTTTCCATATCATTATTGTTGGTCAAAAAGAAGTCTGTGAAGTCACCACTTGGTGGGGAAGTCATAACCTTTTTCAGGTCCACAATCTTGACGAAGTCTGCCAGCCCGGCCAAGGCCTTAGCAACCCTGATCGCACCCTTCATTCCAGCTGCATCAATATCAAAGCAAATCCAAACTTGTTTGCCTTTAAAATATTTATGACTCCAGGCTTTGTTCCAGGAACCAGCCCCACTGGTCACGGTCATTGCTTTGAATCCCATTTGGTTTGCTAGGAGGGTATCAGGTTCACCTTCACACAATAGGATTTTTTTATGGGTCAATACGTTTTCAATTGGGAATAATCTCATACGCCCAAAACTGTATTCAGACCCGTCAGAATAGTTTATAAGTTTGTTCGCAACTTTCTTTCCTATGAAAGAATATTGCCGGACATTTCTACAAACTCCTTCTGAGTCAAACACTGGGATGGTTAATCGATTCCGATAGAAACCCAACTTGAATTGCTTCACGGTTTCAAGGGTGATACCTCGCTTCTGTAAAAGCACATCTAGCACGGCCTTATTCCCGACCAAAGATTTGTGCCAGTTCTTCCAGATATCTTCTTCTATTTTTCCCTCAAGTGTATAATCATCCTCTGTTAGTTCTATCCCTAACTTCTTACAGAGAAACTGGACACGTTCTTGTTTCGAACTTAAATTCTCTTTCTTCTCAAGAAATGAGAAAACATTCCCACCACCGCAATTGGAGAAACAATTCCACAGCCCATCCTTTACATTAAAAGCAAAGCTGGGGTTCTCATCATCGTGTAGGGGACATTGGCCAATATACTGATCATCACCGAGGGGTTTTATCCCTTGAACATATTCATTATAGAATGCAAGGTAATCAATCTTAGATTCTATTTTTTCAATTATATTTCGAGACATAACTCACCTAGATAAGTGTTCGGTTATTTTTAACAATATTATAAAGTTTTTATTACAGAAGAAAAGTGGGGAAGAAATAAAGAAAAAGGGTTGGTGTAAATAATTTCTCGGAAAAAACAGTGCATCTTGTTTTACCACTGTTTCACTAACAACCAATACTACCCTACCCGTTTTCTTTATTTCCACGCACATAAGTGTAATAAAATCAATATCTCTTTCAATTGAGTGAGGGTATGTTTTATATGAATCCAAATAATCACATTTTGGAAAAACATCAAACACACCCCACCCAGCAACCAGGCTTTCACTGGTTTTAATACTATCGAATAAATCAATAAGTATTTTCATTGGTTTGTAACAGAGTTGAATACCTAATGAAAGGATTGCCGCAATCTTTAAAAAATAGGGTGGTAGATAACCTTACCACCCCTGGGTTGCGGGGGAAACCTTAGACTGGTAATTCATCCTCATCAACAACCTCGGCCTCGGTGAAGTCACCAGCAAGGTCTCGATCATCGATTTTGAACTGCTCTTTATTCAGAACATCAAACAGTTCTTCAGCCTCAGCATACTCACCCTCTTCAACCACACCAACGGGTTCAACATTAAACTTGGCATAGGTATACTCACCATTGATCACCTCAGTTGAAAGTTCGTATACGTTGTTGAATACATCCCCAGCTGCATAGCTGGCAAGGGAGATAAGTTTCTTCCCTGTCTTAAAGGATGTACGGGTGAAGCTAAGGGCGACCAAACGATTGGATTGGTCTTCATCATCTAACCCTAAGATGAGGGCTGGGAATGTGATGATTGAATCACATCCAGGTGGTTCATCTCCGTTCCAAGAACTGAACTCACAATTGACACAGGATGATTCATATTTGGCACCTGTGCTTGGGTTCTTAAAGTTCTGGGACATGCAATCAATACCACCGCCATCATCACGGGGAATCCATTTGATTCTTCTCTTACGTAACATGAGAGGAATGAAATGAATCTTATCACCATAACAGAATCCTGTCAGGCTGTTACAGATGTCACCAAACTCAGCAACATCTTCCTTATCTAAATTCTCTGGAGATAAGGGCTGGACCAGTTTGGCAAAGGCAATTGTAAGATCAGATTCTTCAACCTGCTCTAATCCCCGTTTACCGCCTGCGACCCCTTGGTTCCTGGGTGCGACTGCCCGATTGGATTCGCGTGGAACAAGGGCCTTTTTCGGAGCTTCTACAGCCACTTCCTTCGTGGGTTTCACTGGTGCTTTTGCAGCTGGTTTCTTTGGAGCAGCTTTCTTCTTTGCAACCTTCTTTTTTGGAGCTGGTGTTCTTGGCATTTGATTTCTCCTTATACCATTTGGTGGGTTAATTATTCGGCCAGTACTTCGGCTTTGAATGATGATTTGATTCTTGATGCCAGTTTGGTAACTGGGGCCAATGTTAATCCGGGTGGGACTACATTTTGCTCAGCCATCATTTGTCTGACAACAGCAATGTTGACAGACTTGGGAAGGAACTCAATTGAGTTGGTCTTGGCCACCCAATTAAAGAACTCCTGATAGTTCTCAATTTTGGCATAGAGTTTTGTTTCGGTACTGACTGAACCAAAATCTGTTTTGGCTCCCTCAATATCGTGGTTCTCCAAGATCTCGAGTATCCTTATTGCTAAGGATTTATTTGCATCCGTGAATTTCTTCTTGGCTGCATCCAACTTCGCCTCATGAGCCCGATTGGTGAAAAACTCCTTCGCCAAATCGTTTAACTTATCCATGGGTTTTTTGGGCATTACACTTTCTCCTTTTCATTTAGGGTTCGTAATCGATACCCTGGCTTGTTGTGGTCCCAGATAAGTATATTGGCAAAACCAAATCTACTTATAACTTCTGAGATCACATATACTGCAATCACTGAATTCCCAGCGATGAGAATAACATCATCACTGGTCATAGGTTTTAGTTCAAACTGTATACGTCTGACCAAGCTATCATGATTGAAGATACTGGTCTTCCCTTCAGTGACGTAAACCACTTCACCCTCACCTTCTAAATAGCGAAGGGCATCATTGAGATTAATCCCACTGAAGTTTGAAACAAAAATGCTTCTTTTCTTCATTTCTCTTTTCCTCTTTTATTATTAGCTATTATTTCTTGCTTCTGATTTCAAAAATGAATCTATGGCCCTACCCAATAAGGGTAGCACCTGGGTGTCCTGGATGATTAACGTGAGCGTTTCGTTAGCCCTATTAAACTTGGACTTATCCGTGATATCCAGAGAGACTGAACTCCCCGTGGGTGTGTAAGATCTAGAAACCCCGACCTTATATTTTTCATCCTCCTCATAGATCACAGTTCGCATCTCTTTATTAACCACGAGTGGTCTGGGTTTTTTATCGGACATGAGAATAAACCTCCTTGAATGAAGTCATGAAATTATTAATTGATTTCTTCTCTTTAAGAACAGAGTTTGCTATGGCCTCATCGATAGTCCCCTTCATGATCAAAATGTATTCTGTCATGGGGAACTTTTGACCCGTGCGATTGAAGCGTTCTACACTCTGTGCATAATCCTCATAAGAGTAATTCATGGAGTATCGAATGCAGTAAGAAGAATTTGATAGATTGATTCCCAGTCCAGCCGACCTGGGGTTTGCAATGAACACCCTTTTAGAGCCCGCTAGGAACTCGTTTAAGCCCGTTTCGCGCAGCTTCTTTGATACCCCACCATAATACATTGCGTGAGTTATTTCAGCCTGTTCCAGAGCTTGGGAGATCACTCGGTAATCGTTATGGAATACAGCCCAAATAATAATCTGTTTATCTTTGGGAATACCCTTAATGGTTTCCATCAAAAGATTTAGTTTTGCATTGGGTGTGAATTCCTGAAAGTCAGCCCCATCCGTATTCTGGATAAACCCCGATGTGATTTGGGACAACCTTAACATTTTGGTGAGAACGATACTGGCATCATAGGCATCCTCATTCAGGAGGGTTACCATTTCTTTTGCCATTTCATTATATGTTTTTTTCTGTTGGGCATTGGGTAAACACTCAAGGTGCTGACTGGTGAATGGTGGGAGGCTCAAGCAATCCTTTTTCTTCCAGGATACTGAATACACATCTATGATTGCTTTAAGTTTAATATTGGTGTTATCCCGGGCATGCCATACATATTCTACGTAAGGGTCACGCTCAAAATATCGATCACGGAATGCATAGAAATTATCTCCCACCATTGGCCATTCTAAGAACTTCCATTGGGGGTAGATTTCCATCTCATTATTTGGGGTGGGAGTTCCCGTGAGAATAGATCTAAACGGGGCCTCATTTAATTTCAAACAAGCCTTGGTTTGTTTTGAGGTTGGGTTCTTAATCCTCTGGGATTCATCCAGGATAACCATATCAAATCCCACCTTTAAGAGCAAGGGTAAAACTCTCCAGGTCTTCTCATAATTGATTATGAAAATCCCATCGGTCATTCCAGCTGTAAGAACGGATTCAACATAATTTACGGACTTGTCCAACACATTAATTATGGGGTGATTCTTACCCCAAAATTTTCTAATATCCTTATCCCAAACTTTCCACATAGTAGCAAGGGGACAAACAATCAAAAACTTATTAGCTTTCTTAGTCATCCACCTGTGTTTCATAAGGGCAATCTGCACCATTGTTTTTCCAGCCCCGGGTTCGGAGAAGTCTGCACAATTGGTCTGGTCCTTATAGAATGTAAAGTTCTTTAATTGGTGATCGAAGAATGGGAGTTCGAGGAAATCTCTTAGCCCCTCATTGGGTTCCTTCATGGACCTGTCCTTGGCTGCGATCACATCCAGATATTTAGTCCTTAATCGGTCCATTGATTCCCGTGTACCGGGCTCAATAGTTATCTGAGGAAACAGGGCCACTGCAGTCTTAAAACATAACTGCAATAAGGGTATCTTCCACGCCCCGGGTTTCTTCATGTACCGGGCTCCATTAATCCTTTGGGCTTGACCCCTCTGGGCGTATGGAACTCTCAGCCATAAATGATCACCATCGGACCATAAAGTGTTCTGTGGTTTCTGTTGAAGTTTACCTAAGACGTTTGGCATAAATCTTAGCCTCCTCGATAATGAATTCATGCAGGGAAAAGATGTGGGTTCGTAATTCCTGAGGAAGCATTTTGAATTTCACGAACTCATTATAATCGAGCTCATCAACTTCTTGTGTATCCTCATCAACACCATTCTCTTCTGCATCATCCTCTACCGGGAAATAAAGATTCCAGCCTTCCTGGATTTCATCCATGGACAATACTTTAAAATCATCATCAAACATCTGAGAGAAATCACTAATGAAATTCTCCAAATATCCAATGAAGAATTCTATAGCGTCAGGTTTGATCTTAAACCCGGCGTTATGGAACTCCTTAATAACGTTTGAGCGATTGATAAATCTCTTGTCAGACATGCGGTGGGTCCTTTCTCATTTATTATTTGATACGACAAACACCCATCAATATGGGTATTATATTCTTCTACTTTTCTAAGGGAAATTAAAACATATTTTTGACGCTCCTTTTTCTTTTCAGCCGCAATATACACTGTGCGGGAAGTAAATAAAACACATAGTTTTTTTAAGCAGTTTAACAGATTATGAATATTTGACTTACGTGGTTAGACCTCGATCGCTTTTACAGTGATCTCCATGTTTGATGTACTTATAGTTATACTAAGGACCAACCATTCCTTTGCATTCATGGTGGCAGCCGTAAAGATACCCTCAATTATGGGGTGTCGGATGTTAATTATATCCCAGGTTTCCAAATGTATTGCATTCATAAAAGTTTTGAAAGTAGCAACATAATGTCTTTTTGCTAAACGGTCAGCCAAGAAAGCTCTATAAATAATAGCAGTGGTAGAGTCTTTTGTACCATTATGTTTGAACGCATTCTCAATTGTTTCGGCATGGTAAGTATTATCAACTACATTAGATTTATATTGGTATTCACCTGTGCCATCATTTAAACCGTAGAGAACAGTGAGGTCTGTAACAATATCTTCCTTCTGTTTAGATAAACTGAATGACCCAGCTATGATTGGATTCTCATTCCAGGAATCAGCCCAGAGACCAAAACCAGATGTAGTGGTAGTTCCGGATTGCTTGGAAGAATAAAATCCAATATATCTCCCAATCTGTCTAGAACTTGTAGCGTACCACAAGAAAAAAGTAACATTCGGGAATGATAGAGAGAACTTTCCAGTAGAAGAATTATATGTGCAAGTTGCTGCAGCCTCAACTAAGATCATTCTAGATTGAAGTCTAGCTGCTAAAGTTGCTCCGGTATATTCCCCGGCAGGGATAGAGATAAAAGTGGTCCCATGTACAGTGTGATTAAAATGTAGGAGATCATTATAACTAGCAATGAGCTTAAAGGTTTGTACCGGGCTGTCCTCATAAATATCCCAGCTTGAAGGTGCTGTAGAACCACTTGCACTAAACCCGGCTGGACCATTAAAGATCAACATCCTTAATCTGTTCTCATTATTAAAAGCCAAATTTGATTTGAGAGTTTCACATATCCCAGATAATGATGGAATCCAATCTTCTTGTTTAATAATAGATAAAGACATCTCAGTGGTTGAAAGGTCATTAGATGCAATATTAAAACTATCCCTATACAAATCGGTGTCAAAAGAACTGGCCGGGTCAGTCTCATTTCCCATATCCAATTCATCCCTTAGAATACTCTCCACAACCCCAGCTGCATTCTCAATCAGGTTACCACTCCCATCATTATCAATATGGTCCTCCGTATAACCTTCAGCTGCATCACGATCATCAACCCATGTACCATATTCACGACCTTCTATTGCAGAGAATAGTGGAATGAAATCACGGGTTGAATAGGTTCCTTTCTTCCAGATTTCATAGATCGTACAAACTGTATCTGTGTTTGCTCCAGTTTGATCTCTGAAGTGAGAGATAAGAATATCTTTCTGCATACCTGCAACACCACCACCAGAAATATTATGAAGAAAAACAGTAACCACCCCTGTCCCGACTTTCGTTGGTCCATAATCTGTACCATCAACAAAGAAATGAACCTCACTATCTAATAACCCAGAACCCCTCGTGAGTTCGAATTTAATATAAAGACCAACGGTTCCGATAGTTCTACTATTTTCATATGTAGGGTCAAAATCAATATAGATGACAGCTGTCGCAGCTTGAAGATCAGCTGGTCCTAAAGTACTGACTGCGGTAGTATCCTCGTCATTATCTCCAGCCCTTTCTGCATTAACCCAATCACCAGTTAAAATATTAGCTTCCCCAGAAACTGTACCATCACCAAACAGTATATCTCTATAAGATAAAGCATCATTCGCTTGGTAGCTAATCGTGGCCCCATTCGTGTTATCATTTGTCATAGCTACTGGTGTTGCAACAAGTTCAACAAATCTACCGAGAGATGAATCTAAACCCCAAACAAGATCAGTTGTAACTATAGCTGTGCTAATTGCGTGACCGGCTATCATCCACTTAGAATAATTATTGTCATCAACACCTAACCAAACCATCGGGACCATGTTGTTTTCTCTCTCGCATGTCATCCCTGATAATGTACCAGTAGCACGACCACAATAATTCAAATGACTACCATAGATAATTGGTTTTATTTTACCAATGGCTGTGTCTGGTAAGGTGACCCCATTTGCCCCGTCAGAGCCTTCTAATAAAGTACCGACCTTTTTATTAAGGAGAATATTATCATCTGTCACGCTAAACCCAACACGATTATAATCAATCCTAGGAAACGTTTTAATCTTCCCGGATGAAACCAAAACCCTCTCAGAATATGTCATAGCTGAACCATCATCAAAGTATAGATAGCAATTGACCTCAGAGTTTTCTGGATTAGCATAAGTAGCAAATATATCAGAGAAAAGCTCCTGGTTTAAAACACCCAGGGAAAGATCACCTTGTGGAGAATAACCACCCATCTGTTCTGTATAGGTTTTAAAGTCTGGAAAAGACGATAGAAGATCATGGTATCTTCTGACAACTCGAAACTCTTGTCCTGTGGCTGTGACAAAAGTACTACCTGAACAAACCAATTGAGTGTTCGAATCTACGCTTGTGATTATATGCTCACCGGCATTGACCCCACTATCAATAATAAGTATATCATAATCATCCTCGATATACCCATCATCATCAAATGTTTCCCCAGCAACAGTAAACATTGTATCGTCTGCTACTGAATCCGTAGCACCATTTGCCCCGGAGTACAAAATAACATCGAACTCTGCAGACCTAGAAAAACAATAACCAAGATCAAATATCTCAACTCCGAGCCTGGGTTTATACCCGATAAGATTGGCTTGCTTCCTTATTTGATTAACAAGAGTTATACTCATGATGTGATCTCGACCTTCAGTAAGAGTTTAATATTGTAAAGGTTTCCTGGTACCCTCGGGAAATCCAACCCAGAAGAGTTCCAATATCTTACGGTGTGGGCCACTGATTCTTCATCAGTAAATGTGAATGAGTTCTGAGCATAGTTAACGTTTACGTGTTGAAGAAAATCAATGATAGCTTCTCGATCTGAAGAACTGACTCTATTGATTCTAATCTCAAATAAATGATCAGCTGTTCCCAGGTCGGCAATCTTAACTTGACCACCTCCGGCAATACCACGAAGTTGTCTTGGTTTCCATGGGTCCTTTGCTGGTAGAAATCTACCTTTGGGAAGTGTTAGTGGTGACCCAGTTGCACCGGCTTTTGTAAATATTGGAAAAGGCATATTTGCTCCTAGTTATCTATGTGACCGGTCTTAGCAAGTTCCCGGAGTCCATCAGCTGTTTCTTCTTTATTATTTATGATCATATTGTAAACGGATTCACCATCTATAGCGGGGATAGTAATATTGAATGTGTCTCCTCCTCCTCCAGCTGGTGAACCTCCATCGGCCTCCTGATTCAATCGATTCAATTCTGGGCCAAACTGTTGGGCCGCAGCCCTTGTTGAAACAAACTCCCCAGGGGTCAATAAGGCTGGAACCGTATCGGATGAAGGAACAGCACCACCATTTGCAAAACTCATAACTTTACCACCCTGTGCATAAGGTTGTGCAGCTATCGTAGCAATTTGTAACCCCGTGGCAACTGCAGCCATTGCACCAGCCGCAACACCAACGGGAATAAAGGGTTTCGCTGTAAGAGCATTGATGATTGCTAAGGCCCCATTTGCAATGGCTTGGGCCATCCTGATGGGTTTCAGTTCCTTGGCATATGATTTCTCATCTTGCAATGCTTTTTCTTTGAGAATTTTTATGGCTGCATTTTTATCTTCTTCAGATTTCGTACTGTCCAAGACAGCATTAATATCAGCATCCAGTTTCTTTTGGATGTTTGCCTTCTCAAGATTCATTAAACCGGTTGAAATATTCCCGAGGCCCTGGGCTACTGTTTTACCCAAATCCATTTCAGTTTTATACAGGACCTTAAATGCGTCTTGCTTTACTGCAGCATATTGATTAAAAGCATCTAAACGTTTTACAAAGTTCTCCTTTTCAACATCATAAAGTTGTATCTCTGATTCAGATTTTGCACCATAAAGACTTTCAAAGAACGCTGCCCAAGAAGCAAGTTTTTGTTCATGGGCTGCAGCTAATATGGCTTGTTGCTTTTCATTTTCAATAGCATCATTATCCGTGATGGCAACTTGGGCATCTTGGATTATCTTAACAGCCTCATTTATCTTAGCTATAATTGCATCCAAACCTGCACCGGGGTCACCAAAGATATTGTTAAGATCTAAACTGATAGATGAAAGATCGAGTCCTGCAATCTTCCCTTTAAAGTCTTCCCCAAAAGCTGTGACCATATCTGTGGTATCCAAACCAGATTTTAGGTTCTCCATAATCTGAGCACCCTCTTCTTTACCCACAAAACCAATACTTCCTAAAGCAATATCAACGGCCTCTTTGATTCCCAGTTTCTCAGCCTGGGCTAACATTTCTTCTCTGGTACCCTCAGCGAATACTTTTGCAATCTCTGGACCCAGTTCTTCAAACTTCCCAGTCTCAAGGAATTTCTTTGCAGCCTCACCACCAACTGCACCAAATAATAAAGCTAAGTTCTCGGCCTCATCCCCTGGGAATAATAGATCTTTCACGGACCCCATTGCAGCCCATGCAAGCTTAAAGGATATGAATGCACCCTTCGCAGCCATTTTCATAACTGCACTAAACAAGGCCGGGATGGGTTTCAGAATCTCTTTTAGTATCTGATCAAAGATCGGTTTAAGTTGAGCCCAAGATTTTCCTATTGTAGCAACAACTTGGTCCCACCCAATATCTCCCAGGTCCTCCAGGATTTTATTGGCCTCATCAACCACGGGTGACAACACACTCATAATCTGTCGTCCGATCTCACGGAAGATTCTGGCAAAGTTATTCTTTAGCCTATCGAGTTTTGTGTTGAATGATAATTGCATTTTATCAAAAGCAATTTTAGCTGCATTTGCCCTCTCATCCATGGCCCCAATATTGTCAGCTAATCCGTCGACCTTATCTGATAATATCTGGATAGCATTTATGGCCCGAATATCAGGGATGAACTCCTTTAAAGCATCAAGGGGTAGCCCTTTAAATTGTTTCATAGTGGAAACAAGATCAACTGTCCCATCTTCAAACTTCTTAACAGTTATCCCGGCTGCATCCATTGCAGCCTTGGCATCATCCGTTGGGGCTGCTAAATTCTTAAATGCATTCTTAAGTGATGTACTGGCTGTGGCTGTATCAATACCATTTGCAGTTACCAGTGCAAGGGAGGCCGCAGCATCCTCTAAACGCACGTTTGCGGCCTTAGCTATGGGTAACATATTGCCCATGGATGCCGCGAGCTCTGTCATGGTAGTTTTACCTAATCGAACTGTAGTGAAAAGGATGTCTGAAATATCGGTTGCATCCTCCGCAGTTTTATCATAAGCATTGAGAGCTGTGGTTAATAGATCAGCTGCAGCCGCCGCAGTGGTAACACCACCAACAGCAAGCTTAGAAGCTTCACCCAAAACTATAGCAGACTGAGCTGCATCGGCAAACCCGGCTGACACGATATCATACCGGGCTTTCACCAAGGAGTTAATTGCAAGACCAGTTTTACCTGAGAGGGCTTCCAGTTCTTTTCCCATGGTCTTAATATCTTTCTCGGTGACCTTGGTCATCAGGGTGGAAACTTCCCTGAGACCCTTATCAAAATCACCGGCCAGTTTGGTACTTATCCCGGCAATTGCTGTGGCTGCAAGGGCACCAAACTTGACAAAATTCTTACCGAGATTTGTAACCTTCCCAGCAATCTTACCGAGTTTAGAACTTGCAACGTCTTTTAGAAATATCGATACTCTTAAGGCCATGGTTTATCCCGCCAATATATTATTAAGTTTCAGATTGTGTACTGTCCCAATCTGATCAACTAACTTATGGTATTCATCCAACGTGGTCCCTTCTGGTAAGAAATGATTTAGGACGAATTCCATCATACTGAGGTCCGGAAAATATGTGGTGTAGATTTCCTCTCCCCTTTTGAATCTATACTTTTGTAAATTACCGAGTTTGGTTATCCTTTCATAGAGTTCAAGTACTCTGTAATTTTGTGGCAAAAGAAGTAATGGGTCTGTTCGCTTTTCTCCTTCCGAATCTTCCCACTCCCGAACGAATTCACATTCGGGAGGATTCCCTTTTGCTCTGGTCTTTTCACAAAGCGGTAGGTCTGGTTTTCCGGGTCTCGATCGCTTCCTATGTAAATCTCTACAAGCAAGACAAAAATCAAGATCGAGCTCCCAGAGAATCGAGGCCTTTACATAGGCTATGAGTTTTTTGATTCATCCTCTGGTTCTGGGTTCTCGACCCCAGCATCGGAATCAAAAAATTCTTGTGTGGCCTGGGCAACAATCTCATCTAAGAAAGGTAGATAGATATCTTCATTGACTTTCCGAATTAGGGACTTATCAAACTCAATATCATCACCACCCTCATCAGTGACGTTTTCCCAACCAACAATCATCTTTTCCATAAAGGCAAAAGCCAGGTCAACTGATTTTTCTACACTGAGTTTCCCTTCAACAAGATGGGAGTATAATAACGTCTTTCTCTCAAGGTAGGGTAACTCAATATAAGTGAGAATTACATCAGTCTCCGGTATCTGAAATTTCTTCTTGACCAGTCCCGTGGTTATCGCTAATTTTTTCATCTTTCTTCTCCTTCGGTTTGGTGGGTTTCTTCGGTGCTTTCTTAGCACTCAATTTGGGCTTGGTTGGGGCTTTCTTCTCTGGGTTGAGAATGACCCCAGCCTTATCTTTGATCACCGCCATTGATTGCGGGATTCTCTTGATAATCTTTAACTCTTTTTCACTGTGGGTTCTTCGTCCCCCGTTCCAGGATAAACCCTCGAACCTTAAGGAAACAAACAACCCATCTTTCGTTGCAATCGATTTCATATTAATACTCCTGATTCTGATCTAAGAAAGCATTAAAAGGATTCTGATTTGTGGTCTGGATAAAGATCTCAGATTTGGGAGATAATCCAGATGTATGAGTTGGGAAACCAGAAGCTTGTCCAGTGGGAATCAAACAAGTAAATTCTATTGTTTGAGTCACAACAGATGGACCTGCAATCGGTGCAGTGAACTTCTTAATCTTGAAGCTATTCAACCAGACTTTCAAGGTCCTGGGATTTGATGAAAGGGTTGACCCACTCAGGACAATCTCGGCCATCAATACTGTCTCAGCATCGGCCCAAGTTGACCAGGTGTCTGCAGTATATCTTGGCACTGTTAAAGTCCCAGAGATTTCACGCATACCCCCGCGGGCTGGCTCGACGCGGTATTTGCCCGTACAAGCACTTTGATCATCCCCTTGGAGGTTATTATTGATCGTGAGGTCAAACGCGCTTATACACCTGTTATCGTCTGAATCTAGGGGTGTCCCAGTACTGTATGCAGCCACACGAATGTAATCAATGTCTGAGAACATAATCTTCTCATTCGTTTCGAATAGGGGTGAATCTTGGTCCCAATCCCATGTCGAGCTTCCAGTGTTCGTAGCTGAGTCCTTATCCAGGTCGAACGGGAGGAATGCGACCGAGGCTTTCAGCCCCGCTTTTTGAGTGGCTGAGATACCAAAACTGTTGATCATAGCTGACCTGAAAATCCATGGATTCGCCTGGCTCTTCTCAATCCCTAATGTACCCCTTCTAACAATCTGATCATTGGAGGTGAAAACCCCACCAGTCGGATAACTGGAATAGAAGTCAGACCAGAGCTCGGTCATCAATTGATTTGAGCATTCAAATGTGTGAGTATACTCAAGCGCTCCCAGTTCTCCAGTTGTTGTAGCATCGGGGGTCACATCCCAATTTGGTGTGATGTTGTAGGTGTTTCCTGACCCACCCGTAACACGCCTCACTTGACCTTGAGATGTTCTGCTTGTTGTCCTGATATATTTTCCAATATCTGCGGCCGTATAAACTGCGGCCCCATCAACCCATGTGCCAGCCGCAGCCGAACCACAAGTGAGGGCCGTTTTGACATCAAAGGCTGGGCTATTTGTAGCCAGTGGTTGTTCGAATCCAAGGGCACAAGCTATGATGGAATCCAGACCATCGTAAAACATAGGAATCTCGACACTCCCAGCCGGTAAAATACTGACCTCATCCATACCTGGGAGGCCAGCTTGACCGAGGAGGGTTTCATCATTCTCTTGGGTCCTTGCATCATCAATCGATTCAGAAAGAAACGGAACCAAATCACTCACACCTAAAAGGACCTCTTCTGCGTCGGCATTTGGCACCGTTGTATCCGGTGCAGTTGGGTATGCAGTATTGACCAAACCCCGGCCAGAGAGTTCACTCCCTTCAACCCTAAAAGCGAGTTTAGCATTAACACCTAATCCTGTACTCATATTAAAATACTCCTATCTAAAAAGATTAATTGTTAGCTTAAAATCGCAGCTGTACGTTCACTGATCAATTCTATCCAAACCTCACCCAGACTGGTTGTTGCTGCATCTGAGAAAGTCATAAAACCATGACCATTGTACGTGAAGCATTTTAAGGATATTGTTTGAGTCAAAGCTTCAGGTCCAGTGACTGGTGCAACACCCGTTGGAATCTGGATGTTCGGGAGATAGATATAATAGTTATGAGTCCCATCTGTGAAATGGAAATCGGCCATCAATTTCGTTTCAGCATCTCTCCAATCAAGGAAGGTATCACTGGTGTATCTTGGGATGGTAATCTCGAGCGTACATTCCCTGAATCCGTTCCTTCTTGGTTTGATTGTTTCCATTGTATCGTCATGGTCGTATGTATCCACTCCAGAATCCAATTGAGCTGGACATGGGGTTGACTGAGTTGGCTCAGTTAGGTTGTTATTCACAACCAGACTGAAGGCTGTAATACAAACCTCATCTGCAGCCCCTAAAGCATTGGCCTGATCACCAATACGAAATGTGAGATCAGAGAAATGTAGGATGCTTGGAAGATTGTAAACAAGGGCTTGCAATTTAGCTGCAGTATTCTCAGAAGCAGACCTCGTTTGGTCCTTCCCAATTACATCAAAATTGGCAGAGATAAATTCAGCTGAATTACCACTAATGGTCATGGAATTAATCATGGCCCCAACGGTCTCCCAAGATGATGTAGAATAACCCTTATCAACTGCAAGAGTTCCATTCACTTCTAAATCATTTGTGAATGTTAATTGGTTTGCGGTTGTCCCTGCATCCCAGGTCGAAACTCCCATGGACAGAGCGATCAAAAGATCAGTACTGGTAAAATCACCACCAGCGTCTTTCTGGGTGTATGGGATGCGACATTCGACTGAACCAATAACTGGCTCAAATAGTTTTTCCGTTCCAGGAATACCGGCTGAACCATGAAGATAATCATGATCGCCAAATGCTGGTTCGATGTTAATACTTTCATTTAAGAAAGGAACAAGATCGGTGGCATTAACTGGAGTCTCATATGCAGACTGTTGCGCCGCTCCCATAATCCCTTTTACACCTAAAGCTGTACTCATTTTCTAACTCCTTTATGTTATCGGCGTTGTTGCCCGTGGATTAAAATCATATTTGATCATATAGGTACAAATCACCAAACCATATCCGTGTGATTCATCAACCTCAACTGTTCGATTGTCCCCTACTAAAACGGAGGCCTCACAGTTTCCACCCTGTCTTAAATCTCTAGACATTGCTATAATAATATCAGAGAAAATCTTATTCAATTCCGTGCTTAATCTTCCCAGGCTGTCTGGGTCATTTCTACGGTTGATTTTTACTACCCCAACCACATTCACGGGCATCCCATCCGTCACGCCCTGGATGGTCGTCCCGGTTGTGTATCCGCAATTTGTCATAGGGTTGTATTGGGTAGAAGTATCATCCAAAATAAACAATGCCGGAAACTCATGATCTTTCATCGTAGAAATATCTTTATACATCCGAGCTCTGGATTTGATATCCAAATTATAGAACCCCGTTCCGTCTGGTAAATGAGAGACTGTATCCAGGAGATATTCCAGGATGTCTTCTCTTTTGCTAGTGACAGTCATTTAGATATTCTCCAGTTCAAAACTATTAATAAGAGCAGACCTAAAAATATCAAATACGTGCTCCTGAGATTTTTCAATTGCCGGGTGAAGATAGGGTCTGGCCGGGATTGTAGCCCGACCAGTATCACCACCAAATTCATGTATGGCTGCATAAGGAACTTTCGAACCCATTATGCCACTAAATCCAAAAGGAGTAACCTTGATCTCACGAATCGATTCGCTCTTCCCTTTTCCCGCTTTCGGAGGGGTGGAGAGAAGTGATTTCGTCTTGGGAGGTAATCCAGTAGAATTGAAATTGAAGGACCCCAGTATGGACGATATGAGCCTGTTCGATCGTGAGGTAATCATATCACTTAAAGGTGGGGCCGTCCGTGCCTCCTCAAGAGAGAATGTGGGATTGAAAAAATCCTGTGCAGACACATTTGCTATTTCCTGCATAGATGCAGCCACTGCATCCCGCAAAATGGTCTTCTTCAGCCTCTTGGCATATTTGTCTATCTGCTTGGATTTCTCCTTGAAGTTAGACGTAATTCTTACAGAATCACTCACGATAATTCCTTAAGGTATTTTAATAGAATAGAAGCAACCTCCGGTGGCATTTCCCCACCAACAAATTCAGTAGTAGAACCAGAGGATGAACCCGTGGTAGTATCCTTCTTTGCAAGATCAAATCTGTCCCCACCCAAACCGGAGTCATTATACAAACGGAGGGTAAGGAGATTGCAAGCATTAACCAAATCTTGAGGGATACCCAAGACACCAAAATCAGCCTCAACCGGATTGGTGTTTGTCGCGTCATTGTCCGTGTCCCACCCGAGCATATCATACGCGCCTTTATACGCGTACGTGCCTGTGTTGCACATGAGCAGGAGTGACGTGCCTGTGGACGCGATCTTGAATTTCCCTGAGATCT